TACACAGAAGCAGAAGTACAAGAAAATACTGGTAAAACCTACGGAGGTAGTGGATACAGTGATAAATTAAAAAAAGGAGATACAAAAATGAAACCAATCAAAGAAAGTTTATTTAAAAAATTAATTAGAGAAGGATTAGGTGGTGTTGTAACATCAGGAAACCCAGATTCATTGGCAGCCCAATCAGGAAATATAATCAGACAAATGATGGCTGAAGACGAAGGACAACAACAAGCAGGTTCTCAATACCACAGTTCACTATATACTGAAGAAAACAAAGAAGATAAATTACCAATGGATGAAGCTCCAAAACCAGATTTTATGGATATCGATGGTGACGGGGATAAAGAAGAATCTATGAAAAAAGCAGGTAAAGATAAAAAAGCTAGAAAACCTAAAAAAGAATCGATTGATACTAAATTAGCAGAAATAGGAAAAGAAGCTGAAAAAGTAAAAATGGAAGCTCAATTAGATTTCTTACATGACCATATTCAAGAAAAAGTAGATAGAGTTAATTCAATTCAAGAAGATGAAAATTTAAGTGAATTGATTGATAAATCTAAAATGAAGCAAATGCAAAGAGAAATCAAAGATTTAGAAAGAAAGAAAGCCAAAATGGAAAGAATCTATGAAAAATCTTGTGGTAAAGCTTACCAAAAAACAGAAATTGTAGACGAAATCCAATCTGAAGATGAATAAACAACTCCTAGTAGAAACCCACAATTTAAATTATAACCGTGTCCAATTAACTGAAAATGTTAATAAGGACAACGGTAATTTAATGGTTGAAGGAATATTAGCTACGGCCGAAATAAAAAACGGTAATGGTCGATATTATTCTAAGGGTTTATGGGAACGTGAAATGGATAAGTATTCACAACTTATCAAAGAAAGACGAGCAATGGGTGAATTAGACCACCCAGAAGCTACTGTTATAAATTTAAAAAACGTATCTCATATTATAAATGAATATTGGTGGGATGGAGATAAAGTAATGGGTAAAATAGAAATACTACCTACTCCATCAGGTCAAATTCTAAAAGAACTAGTTAAAAGTGGTGTTACCGTAGGTGTATCATCTCGTGGTATGGGTTCATTAGAAGACAAAGGTGGTGTAATGGAAGTACAAGATGACTTTGAATTACTATGTTGGGATTTTGTTTCAACACCCTCAAACCCTGATTCATTTATGCATACACTTAGAGAAGGAAAAGAAATTTCTGGGCCTAACTACACAAAAGTAAATAGTATAATACATGAAATCCTTTGTTCAAAAGGAGCATGCCCAATAACATAAAGAGTATTTCTTCGGACGCTACCGACGGATTTAAAACATTAGACGCCTTTTTGGCGTCTTTTGTATTTTTAAAAAATATTCATATACGTATGAACATAATACACCATCTCTTATATGGTGTCGAATAATAATTATTTCTATTACGATTCCTAATAATCGTATTTCACAAACTTAAATTTTGGGACATTATGGCAAACAGAGATTTGTTAAAAAGTGCTATTGCTGAAGCTAAATCTGTTAAAGAGACAGCTATCGCAAATGCCAAACTTGCTTTAGAAGAAGCTTTTACACCCCATCTAAAATCTATGCTTTCTGCAAAGTTAGAAGAAATGGATAAAGATGATGAAGATGTAAAAGAAGAAGTAAATCAAGTTGAAGAAGCAGACGCTCCTAGTTTTGAGAGAAAAAATTCACCAGCTGGTGATTCTTTAAGGAACCTTACTCCACGTAAAGTGGGACAATCAACGGTTCAAGAAGATGAAGTAGAAGAGGAATTTAATCTTGATGAGCTATTAGCAGAATTAGAAAAAGACGAACTTGATGAAAACGCTCGTACAGACGCTGAAGAAGAAGGCTACAAGGACGGTATGAAGGACGAAAAAGAGGACTTGAAAGAGGACGAACGTACGGATGCTGAAGAAGAAGGCTACTTAGACGGAGAAAAAGACGAGAAAGAGGACGAAGAAGACAAAGACGAAGATGAAGAAATTGATCTTGAAGATATGTCAGAAGACGACCTTAAAGGATTTATCGAAGACGTTATTAAAGACATGGTCGCAGGTGGAGAAATTGAGCCAGGCGATGAATTTGCAGAAGATGAAGTTGATGTTGAAGTTGAAGACGTTGAAAACGTTGAAGATGTAGATGTTGATATTGAACTAGACGAAGGCTACAGTAACAAAGACGGAGATAAAGATGATTCCCCAACTGAGAAAAAATCTCAGAAAGGAAGATTTGCTAAAAACGGAGATGTTTCTGAAAACTTAGACGAAATGGGTGATGCTACAGTAGCAGCAGCCGCTAGTGGTCTAGATAACATTATTGATAATTTACGAAAATTATCTAAAGCTTCAGGACCAGCTGCTAAGAAAGCCTATGCCGCTTTACAGGCATTAGGTGCAGGAGCAGGAGCAGCAATGCGTAACGAAGAAGAAGAATTAGATGAAATTGATGCCCTTAAAGCTGAATTACAAGAAGTTAATCTTTTAAACGCTAAACTACTTTACACTAACAAAATTTTCAAAGCAAAAAACTTAACTGAAAGTAAAAAAGTTAAGGTATTAAAAGCATTTGACAAAGCAGAGGATGTAAGACAAGCAAAAACTATTTATGATACACTAGCAGAAGGATTAGTTAATAAACCAAACAACACTGTAGTAAGTGAATCAGTAAAAAGAGGTTTTTCTTCGAAAGCTACAGGTTTATCACCTAAAGCAACAAAACAACCTATTATTGAATCAAATGAGGTTTTTGACCGTATGCGTAAGCTAGCGGGATTAATCTAAAAACAATTATTAAAATTTAAAATTAAAAAATATGAGCTTAAATTCATTATTAGAAAGCGCAAACCCATACCAGTCTTTACAGTCTGATGCGGCTAGATTATCTAGCAAATGGGAAAAAACAGGTCTTTTAGAAGGTCTAGGTGGTACCCACAAAAACAACATGGGTATGATCCTTGAAAATCAAGCAAAACAACTTGTAGTTGAAAACTCTAGCACCGGTGGTGGTGGAGGTACATTTGCTTCACAAACTGGAGTTAACAACGGTTCTCAATGGGCTGGAGTTGCTTTACCATTGGTAAGAAAAGTATTTGGTCAGATTGCAGCGAAAGAATTCGTTAGTGTTCAACCAATGAACTTACCTTCAGGTCTAGTATTTTTCCTAGATTTCCAATACGGAAGTGATAAAACACCTTTCGAAGCAGGAAAATCTTTATACGGAGAGACGTCAGCAAAAAATAAACCTTTTGGAAATGATACTGAAGGTGGATTATACGGAGCAGGTCGTTTCGGATACTCTATTAACAACACTTCTTCTATTGTATTAGAATCAGCATACACAGCATTTGATACAGCAACTTGGTCAGATATGGATTTCGATTCTACTTACGAAGTAGCTGCTAAAGCTGATGAGTTTTATGCAATTGCAATTCCTACAGCATCTTTAGAATACATAGACAAAGAAGGTGTAGCTGCATTCCAACTATTTTCAGGATCTTTTACATATGCAGAAAAATCAGGTTCAGGAGCTGGAGATCAATTATCAGCATTTACTAAGTATGAAGGTGGTGCAAATGTTACTTTTGTAGTAACTAAATCAGCATTCGCAGATAACCCAGCACAAACAGGATCAGTTACTGTAGTTTACCAACTACAACCACAAGATAATGCAAGAGGTGATTTTGAAGACGGAAATTCAATTCCTAATTCTTTAAACAGCCCAGCTATTAATATTCCAGAAATCAATGTACAGATGAAATCATCTGCGATCATTGCTAAAACTAGAAAATTGAAAGCAGTATGGACACCAGAATTTGCACAAGATTTAAATGCATACCACGCATTGGATGCAGAAGCTGAATTAACTTCTATCTTAAGTGAGTATATTTCATTAGAAATTGACTTAGAGATCTTAGGAATGTTGTTAGAAAACGCAGCAGCTGGAAACGAAGTATGGTCTGCAGTTAACAACAGATCTATTGTAGATAATGGTGCTGACGGTACTGTTACAGACTTAGCATTTTACAATTCTCAAGGACAATGGTTCCAAACATTAGGAACTAAAATCCAAAAGTTAAGTAACATTATTCACCAGAAAACATTAAGAGGTGGTGCAAACTTCCTAGTATGTTCTCCATCAGTAGGAACTATCCTAGAATCAATTCCAGGATTTGCAGCTGATACAGATGGTGATGCTTCTAAAGCATCTTACGCATTTGGTGTACAGAAAGTAGGTCAATTAAACGGACGTTACAAAGTTTATAAGAACCCATATATGACAACTAACAAAGTCCTTTTAGGATTTAGAGGTTCTCAGTTCTTAGAAACTGGTGCAGTATTTGCTCCATACATTCCATTAATTATGACTCCATTAGTATACGATCCAAATACCTTCACACCACGTAAAGGTCTATTGACTCGTTATGCTAAGAAAATGGTACGTCCAGAATTTTATGGTACTATCGATATCAATGGTTTAAACACTCTATAATTAGAAGTTTAAATTAGATTTCAATAAATTAACCCGGCTTAGGCCGGGTTTTTTTATGTTTTTTAACGTGTATACTGTATACACAATAGCCCTAGGTATAACCCCAAACTTTTAAAATTTATAGTAAGTATATAACGACTAATTTCAAAGTAAAACTAATTAAAAAAATACATAAATCTATTAGGAATACTCAATAAGTTTTACTATATTTATATTTATATGGGTATGCTTAATATTTATAACTAGTATTACCTTTTACTAAAATAAATTTATAATAAAAAATAATAAACAAACATGCCTAACTGGAAAAAAATTATAGTATCGGGTAGTAATGCTGAATTAAATATAGTACAAGCCAATGAATTCTCAGGTTCATTTTCAGGTTCCTTTCAAGGGGATGGCTCACAACTTACAGGTGTAAGTGGTGGTAGCGGTGTTTCAAACGAATTAGCAATAGCATACGCAATAGCATTAGGGTAATAAAAATTTTAAAAAAAATTATATGTCAAAAAGATTAATTAAATCCTTCATATTTGATGCGGCAGCTGGAACTGTTTCATTTAGAGGTAAATTTCAATTAAAATCAGTTCTTTTAATTACAAACGTTACAAGCAATGTAATTATATATAACTTCTCAGATCCTACTAAGGGGGGTACTACATCATTTACCTCTCCTAGAACTACAATCACATTAGACTACGACACATCAGCTATGTCGGATAGTGATGATCTTCAAATCTTCTTAGATATTGAAGACACTACTATCACACCTGTTCAACCTATGCAAGATGCAGTTGAGAGAATGAGAGTTTCAAATCCCCAAGCACTAATTGATACGGATTTCGAATATTCTCTACAACCAACAAAATGGGAAACTTTACAAACACAAAATAATATACCTAGTGTATACCAAAAATCAAATGAACCTGCATTTACAGCCGATCAAATTGTTTCTATAACAACAGCTTCATTAGAAAGTACACCTACAGTAGGAGGAATCACATACGATACTAGTTTTGAAAGTTTATTTTTTAACACTGGAGATGTTGCTACAGGACGAGGTAATGATGGTGTAAGTACTGTTACTTTAGGAGTAAATAGAGGACAAAGCGAAATTACCGTTGTAGGATCAGGTTCAGCAGGTACCGGAACAACTGCACTTGTTCTACCTAGTGGATTAGCACAAAACGATGTTATATTCTACTATGGTGCTGCCGATGGTGGTGTACCTAATATCCCAACAGGTTTTACAGACATAACATCCATAAACAACCAAGTTGATACTCGTCTAGCCTATTTAGTAATACCAGCAACTATCCCAACTCAAATTACAGGACTTAGTAACAGTGGTGATGAAGTTCACGGTTGTGTTATTTTAAGAAATGTAGATACAGCTGATGTAGTAAATATATTTGCAGTACAATCAGGAAATAACCAATACGCAAACCCACCAGCAATTACTACAGACGAAGCAGGGTGTGCTATTTTAACTTTCGTTGGTATTGATGATGATGAATTTGCTGACGAAATGGTAGCATCAGTTAACTTCGATTTATTGATGAGCGCTAACTCAGGAGCAGGAAATCGCTCATCCATGAATATTGCAATGTATCAACAACCTACAGCAGGGACAATAAATCCAGGTGTGCAGGGGTACCTTGATCCTACCTATGTTTCATCAAACATTACAATACCATTTAGTGTTACAGTATTAGGTACAACCTTTACTAATGTAAACTTTAACCAAGCAGGGGTAATGTTCTTTAACACAGCTGCAGGTACTAATAGTACTGTAAACTTAACTCAACCTAATTATGTTAATTCCCCTCACTTAAAGATTTTTGCCCAAGCTGCTAACGCTACTAAAATTGGGGTTATAACAACAGGAACATCTCCAAGTAGAAAACGTATTATAAAGTATGAAATCACAACAGATACAGCAGGCGCTTTTGATTACTCTAATGTAGTTTACATAGTATTTACAGAAGGTTCAAATGATATTGAGCTACACTATTACAAGAATGCTAATACCGGGACAGCTCAACTAAGTGACGGAACCGACCAAATAAACACCTGGGTACCTACTGCTAACTCAACACCAGGTACATTTAATACTGGGTATATTACTAGAGATGCTTTTTCATTTAATCTTGAAACCGCTGTAAGACAGCTTATTAGGGTAGAGGTAGATGTAGCACCTATAATACCATTTGCAGTAGGGGATCCTATTACAATAAAAGAAACTTTAGATCCTATCTATCTTGATACTTCAAGTATTATAGTTCAAGTAGGAGGTGGAGGTACTATATTTTATATACCTAACATCTCCCCAGTTAATTATGTAGGGGATCAATCAACAGATTTTACAATTATATACACCGGAGGTTTTTACTACACAGCAGAAATCCCTTATACTAGAGTACAGTCTATCACAGGTACAAGACAAATTAGAATAACCTTTAGTACCCCTCCATCCTTATTTATAGGATCTACTATATTTGTTGTAGATTCATTATCAAGTGATGTCGATTGGATTGGTGCTTTTGTTATTAATAAAGTGTTAAGTTCAACAGAATATGAATACCTCGCACTAAGGGATACTAATTACACTTCAACCACAACCCTTTCAGGAGATGCAACTAAAATTTACACAAGTAACCAAGGTGCTGCCCAACATAGATATTTTGACGGGGGTGTGCAGATTTCACCTGAAACTACAGCTCCTAATGCTAATATAATTCGTCAAACTAGATCATACTTTAGATACCAATCAGGTAAAAGTATCCAATTTAGTACTGGTGTGTTATTTAAACCTACATATGATATTGCTACTGTAAGTGTTAATACTAACGGGTATGACCCAACAGCTTTAGAACTTGCAGATACAGGTTCATATACTTTAACAATTGAAACCGAACAAGTAAATGGTTTTGGATTACCTGGAGATTATCGTGAAGGAGCTCAAATTGAATTAACTGGTTTTGAGGTAACTACAGGTGCTAATTACAACACTACTGCCTCTGTTATACAAGTAAATTCTCCTAAAACTTTCCAAATAGAAATACCAGTAACTGGATCTGCCCCTATTATAGACTTAACTCCCGGAGGGATTAAGCAGGTAGTAGTAAAAAAGTGGAATGATGCTACTGTTAGAACAGGAATGTTTGATGATCAAAATGGACTATTCTTAGAACATGATGGTCAAGATTTATATGCTGTAAGGAGAAACTCAACTCAACAACTACAAGGTCTTAATTCTATAGCAGATAATTCTACTACTCTAACTGGAACTAACACTAACTTTAAATCACAACTTTCAGCTGGTGATTATATTGTAATTAAAGGAACTACATATTTAGTAACAGATATTGCAAGTGACACTTCCTTAACCATAGCACCTGATTATAAAGGTCCTGCTGTTACTAACACAAAAATTGTTAGAGTAACAGATCTTAGTACAGCAAGTCAAGATTTTAGTATTGACCCTTTAGATGGTACTGGTCCTAGTGGTTATGTGTTTGACCCTAACAAAATGCAGATGGTATTTATCGATTACTCTTGGTACGGTGCCGGTAAGATTCGTTATGGTATGAGAGGGTTAGATGGTGAAATTTTCTACTTCCATGACTATGTAAATAATAACAATAATACGGAAGCTTATATGAGATCAGGTAACTTACCAGGTCGATTTGAAATTTCAACTAAAGGTATAAACGGAAAAATTCAAGATGTTTTAACTTCTAGTGACCCTAAAGTATTAATACCAACTTTTAATGCAGATATGATGCCAACTTCAGGTTCAATTGTAATTAAAGATGAATATATAGAATATTCAAAAGGTACAATAACAGGATCTAATACTTTTTTAAATTTAGATAATAGAAATGTTGGATTTTTAACAACAATCCCAGCATCATCTCCAGCATTAACATCTTTCCAGACTGTTAATCAAAACTTAGCACCTGTATTAAGTCATTGGGGTGTATCTGTTATAATGGATGGTAATTTTAATGAAGATAAATCATACCTTTTTGCTGCCCAAAATAACACAACAAAATCTATACCAGCAGGAGAAATACTTCCCCTACTTACTATTAGATTAGCACCAAGTGTTGATTATGGTATTCCATCTTTCTTTGGAGTAAGGAATTTAATTAACCGTTCTTCTATTATTTTAAGAGAATTACAAATTGTAACCGATGGATATGTTACTTTAGAATGTAGAATCAATGGTAATAATGTAATTTACAATGTTGATGCTAATTGGTTAGAAGTAGGTAATGGTAGTATTTCCCAATATGTTGATCATGAACTTGATACTGGGAATAACCCAACAAATGATGGTGATTTAGTCGCTTCTTTCTTAACAGATGAAGGTATTAACAGATTATCAGCAACTGCCTTTGATATTTCTGAAGTAAGAAACTTAGGTAATAGTGTATTAGGAGGACCAAATACCTTCCCTGACGGACCAGATGTACTTGTCGTTTCAGTAAAAAACTTAGGAGTTACACCATGTAACGCAGCTTGTTCTATATCATGGATTGAATCTCAAGGTTAAGATATAAATTTACTAATCCCTTATTTATAATAATAAGGGATAGTTCAATATTTATAATTAAAATATAAAATATATGAACATTCCAATATATGATGGTTGTCCTATATGGAACCCAGATGCAGTTCCTTTTGGGTTTTATAACAATCAGGAAGACTTTAAAGCCGACTCAGTTAAAGTAGCAAAATTTGTTGCTTCAAGGTTAGGTTATCCTATAGTGGATGTTGAACTCCAATCAGGGTCAATATTTACTGCTTTTGAAGAGGCCGTTACCACATATGGTAATGAATTATATGCATATAAAATAAGAGATAACCAATTATCTTTAGAAGGTTTACCAACAGGGTCTTCATTAAACCAAGCTTTATTATCACCTACATTTGAACCTATAGTTAGGTTAACAGAAATGTATGGATCAGAAGCAGGTTCGGGAGGTAATGTTCCTTATTATTCTGGTTCATTTGATTTAACATCAAGTATTCAAGATTATTCTTTTTCTACATTTATGACAGCTAGTGGATTTACTGGTTCTGAATATCAAAATGGTTTAGAAATAAAAAGAGTATTTTATGAACAAAGAGTACCTGCATCCGCTCAATATCTTGACCCTTATTCAGGGTGGGGTTTTGGAGGTTCACCTGCAGCCGGTATAGCTGGTTTAGGAGGATTTGGTGGTGGTACTGGGTATTTAACTATGCCCTTAAGTTATGATATGCAGGTAATTCAAGCTATAGAAATGAACCAACAGGTTAGATGGAATCAATATAGTTTTGAAATTAGGAATGATAAATTAAGATTATTCCCTATCCCTAACTTTAGTAATTATTCCCTTGAAACAACTAACAAAGTATGGTTTGAATATATTTTAAGAGATGAAAGAATAGCCACTTCAGTACAACAAATGCCTGGTAATGTATCAAATGTTTCAAATGCCCCATTTGATAACCCTAATTATGATTTTATAAATTCAGTTGGTAGACAATGGATATTTGAATATACATTAGCCTTATCTAAAGAAATGTTAGGATATGTAAGAGGTAAATACGGAACAATTCCAATTCCTAATGCAGACGTTACATTAAACCAATCAGATTTAATTGCAGCAGCAACATCAGAAAAAACAGCATTAATAGAAAGATTAAGAGCATACTTTGATGAAACTTCAAGAATGGCTTCATTAGAAAGAAGAGCAAAAGAAGGAGATTCTAAAATGTTGGAACTACAGAAAGTTCCATACACAATTTATATAGCATAATATGGCAATGTATACAACAGCACGCGATGTTTCTTTATTAAGACACCTTAATAGAGAATTAATGGGTAATATTATTACCCAACAATGTGCTATATACCAATTTAAATTAGAAGAAACTAAAGTAAACTTATATGGTGAGGCGGCTGAAGAAAAATATTATGATGGTCCCTTCCTATTTAATGTTTTAATAAATAGAACAGACCAGAACTTCCCAGGTGGTAATTTTGAACTTATTACCCAAGAACAAACTATAGATTTTTTCTTCCTAAGGGATGATTTAATTAAAGCTAATATTGTACCTGAGGTTGGTGACATAATTTTATATCAAGAAAGTTATTTTGGAGTCCAAGGCACAATTGCTAATCAATATTGGGGAGGTAAAAATCCTGCTTATCCTAATAACGACTATGATGGTACTCCAAACCCACTAAACCCAGGATTAGATAAATTTGGGGAAAGTGTTTCAATATTAGCCTCTACATATTATATCCCAGCAGATAAAGTTAATATTTCACCTTATAAAGAAAGATTTTAATGGCTGCACCTAGAAAACCACAACCAAAGTCTCAATTGACTTTAAGTAACCAAAAAATAACCCCATTCCCTGGTATTGAGAATAGAGGAGGTCAGGACAATCCTAATAAGGTTGATGAGTTACGTAATACCCATTCAAATTATCAAGAAACCGGAATCCCTTTTAACCGATCTACTAAGATGAGTTTTAAGGAGGATAATACTAAACAGTATTCTATTGGAATTAAAGATTTAGATGAATCTGTATTTTATTATTTTAAAAATGTTATAAAACCTTTTGTATATCAAAATGCTACTAGAAGGGATGTGCCAGTATTATATGGTGCTTCTGAAAGGTGGAACCAATATCAAAAAGACGGGTCATATAGAGATAAAAGTGGCGCTATAATGTTACCTATTATTGTAATTAAAAGAAATAGTATTTCAAAGGATAGGACAGTTGCTAATAAATTAGATGCTAATCAACCCAACTTATATGGTACGTGGTCTAAACAATTTAGCAAAAAGAATTTTTATAGTAACTTTTCCACTTTAAATAATAGAAAACCAGTAGAAAAATTTCATGTAGTAGCCCAACCAGATTATGTAACAATAGAATATAGTTGCCTAATTCAAACATATTATATGGAACAATTAAATAAAATAATTGAAGCCTGTGAATATGCATCTGATGCTTATTGGGGTAATCCTGAAAGATTTCAATTTAGAGCATTTATAGACCAATTTACAACTGCTACTGAGTTAAACCAAGGGCAAGACAGATTAGTAAAAGGTGAATTTAACTTAAGATTACGAGGATACATAATTCCAGATACAATTCAAAAAGAATTAAACTCAACTAAAGTATATAACTCAAAAGCTAAAGTAACAATTACAACTGAAGCTGTTAGTAATTTAGAGGATACTACTACCCCAATTCAAAACCCTACTACAGATGGTCGCAGTAGAGTGTAATTTTAACACCCCTATTATATATTTATCATAAATTAAAACATCCAAAATGGAAAGCAAACAGTTATCAGACAAAGAGTTACAACTTTTAAAAGATTATCAAGAAAAAATTAATGTAATAATAGTAAGTTTAGGTAAAATAGATTTACAAATAGATGCTTACAAAAGAAGTAAAGAAAAATTATTAAAAGAGTACCAAGAATTAGAAGTAAATCAACTAAAAACAGCCCAAGAATTACAAGATAAATATGGGGAAGGTAATATTGATTTAACAGATGGAAAATTTACACCAATAAGTTAATTTCTTGAAGAAATTTTTAATATTTATAACAAAACAATCAATAACAAAACATAACAATGGCAGAAACATTATCATCTCCAGGTGTATTAGCAAGAGAAAATGACTCATCCTTTATTGGTGCGCGTCCTTTAACTTTTGGTGCCGCTATCATAGGCCCAGCTGTAAAAGGTCCCGTTGGAATACCAACAGCTGTTGGATCATTTTCCCAATATGAAGCTATTTTCGGAGGGTCCGTAGAAAGTGGATCTCAGTATTACACATATTTAAACTCAATAGCAGCAAGAAATTACTTTTCCCAAGGAGGTCAATCTCTTTTAGTTACTAGAGTAGTAACAGGATCATTTACATCAGCAGTTACTTCAGGAAGTACAGCAGGTGCTAATAATTCAGGAATTGTTACTTTAGGGTTTGCGGATGCTAATGATGCTGGTTACCATGTATCAGCATTCCAATTATCAACTATTTCTGAAGGAACTATAATGAATAACTGGTCAGAAACAGATGCTGCTGGTGGTACTTTAAATGGTGGTACAGCTGATAACCTTAGATGGGAAATCGGATCTGTTAACACATCATCAGGTCAATTTTCATTATTTATTAGACGAGGTAATGATACATCAAATCAAAGAGCTATATTAGAATCTTATAATAATTTATCAATGGATCCTACTGCTCCTAATTATGTAGCAAAGGCCATAGGTAATACTTTTCAAACAATAGAGCAAGATGGGACTGATTACTATGTTAAAACCAATGGTGATTATGTTAATAGAAGTGCTTACGTTTATGTAAGTGCCGTAAATACTCCAACCCCACAATATTTTGATAATAACGGAACTGTTAAACCAAACTTTACAGGTAGTATGCCTGCAGTAGGTTCAGGTTCATTTGCATCAGCCACTGGAAATAATTTTGAAAATGGTGATGCTTTATTTAATCAAAACATAACAGCTACAAATATACAAGGTATTAGCCCAGATGATTATACATCATCAATTCAATTACTAAGTAATACTGATGATTACCAATTTAATGTAATCTCAGCTCCTGGATTAATAGGAACTTTACATACACAAACAGCACAATTAGTTTCCTTAGCACAAGGTAGAACAGATTGTATTTCAGTAATTGATTTAGTGCCATACAATAGTACTATCGGAACAGTAACAAATGAGGCAGCAGGATATGATACGTCATATTCAGCTACATACTGGCCGTGGTTACAAACAATCGACACAGCCACTGGACAAACCGTTTGGGCACCAGCTTCAACGTATATTCCAGCAGTATATGCATTTACTGATGCATCTTCAGACCCATGGTTCGCACCAGCAGGTTTAATTAGAGGAGCTTTAGGAAGTGTAATTAGAGCAGAAAGAAAATTAACAGCAGGTAATAGAGATACTTTATACGAAGCAAATGTTAACCCAATTGCAACATTCCCAGGAAGTGGAGTTGTAGTATTTGGACAGAAAACATTACAGAAAAGAGCAAGTGCTTTAGATCGTGTAAATGTACGTAGATTGCTAATTGCTCTTAAAGGATACATTACTCAAGTATCGGATAACTTAGTATTTGAACAAAATACAATTGCTACAAGAAACAATTTCTTAGCACAAGTTAACCCATACTTAGAATCAGTACAACAAAGACAAGGTTTGTATGCTTTCCAAGTAGTAATGGATGAGACAAACAACACACCAGATGTTATTGATAGAAATGAGCTAGTAGGACAAATTTACCTACAACCAACTAAAACAGCAGAATTCGTAATTTTAGATTTCAATGTTTTACCAACTGGAGCAACATTTCCTGAATAAAAACAAAATATATCAATATTTATAATAAAATAAAACAATAAAATGGCAGTATTAGACCCAAACGAAATATTTTATACAGCATTTGAGCCAAAACAGGCAAATAGATTTATCATGTATGTTGATGGAATCCCTTCATATCAAATTAAAGCTATGGGAGCTGTTTCATTATCCCAAGGATCAGTACCTTTAAACCATATAAACGTACAACGTTTTGTTAAAGGTAAAACAACTTGGAATACAATTCAAATGACGTTATTTGATCCAATTACTCCAAGTGGTGCACAAGCAGTAATGGAGTGGGTTAGACTACACCATGAATCAGTAACAGGTAGAGACGGGTATAGTGATTTCTATAAAAAAGATTTAACTATGAACGTATTAGGACCTGTAGGTGATATCGTATCTGAATGGATTATCAAAGGAGCACTTATCACAGAAGCTACCTTTGGAGATTACAATTGGGATACAGAAAGTACTGCAGTTGAATTACAAATCACAGTTCAACCAGATTACTGTATATTGAACTTTTAAAAATAATTTTTTTACCCTTCCTTTTGAAAATTGCTTGGCTTTGGCCAAGCTTTTTTTTATATTACATAACAGTATTAAAAGGAATAGTTCTTTAAACATTTAAAAAGAACAAAATATGGAAAATTTAGAATTTATGTTAGGTGTCCTATCCACAGTAGGTGTATTCTTAGTAGGGTATGCTTCGATAGGGGTATTTAAGGTGAAAGCCAAAGTAAAAGATATTAACCAATCTGTAGATAAAGCTTATTTAGCTATGGATGAAATAAGCAAAGATCATTATAATAATGTGAATGACTTGCGATTAGATTGCCAAAATCAAATTGATGAACTATATAGACATATAGATTCAAGATTTGATAAGTTTGAAAATAGAATAAATAAATAATAATAACCGTTTTAAGAACTTTCCTTTTTAATACTTATTAATGACAATAAAGTTATAACTAAATAAAATTTATATGAGTGAATTTAAATTCCCAACCGAAGAGGTTGAATTGCCTTCTAAAGGCCTAATCTATCCAAAAGACCACCCTTTATCTAGTGGTAAAGTAGAAATTAAATATATGACAGCAAAGGAAGAAGATATCCTTTCTAATCAATCATTTATCCAAAAAGGTAATGTATTGGAAAAATTACTTAGATCAGTTATAATAAATAAAGATATTAATGTAGATGATTTAATAGTTGGTGATAAAAATGCATTATTAATTGCTACTCGTATTTTAGGATATGGTAAAGAATATGATATAGTAGTAAAGGGTCAAAATTATACTTTAGATATGTCATCTTTAGAAAATAAAGAATTTGATGAGTCTAAATTTGAAGCAGGTAAAAATGAATTTAATTTTACAACCCCTTCTACTGGAACTGTTTTAACATACCAACTAGCTACAGGTAAATTAGAAAAACAAATAGACCGAGAGTTAGCAGGTCTTAAAAAAATTAATAAAGAAAATTCTACAGAGCTTACTACAAGACTAAAATATCTAATAACATCCGTGGATGGTAGTGAAGAAAAAAAAGATATTAGAGACTTTGTAGATAATATGTTTCTAGCACGGGATTCAAGAGCATTTAGAGACCACGTTGCAGCAACCCAACCAGATGTAAATTTATCATACATTTTGGATAATGGAGAGGAGGTGACCATTCCAATTGGTCTAAACTTTTTTTGGCCTGACTACAACTAATGCCCCTGAGGTACGTTTAAATCTTTTTAGAATAATCCACCAATTAGTCTTCCATGGTAAAGGTGGATATGACTTTAATACCATATATAATATGCCTATATGGTTAAGGAAATTTACTTATTCTGAAATAAAAGATTTTAACAACGAGGAAAAGAAAGCCTATGAAAACAACTCCCCAGGGGGTAAAAATCAAAAAAATATGATTAATTCTGATGGTAAAATTAACACACCTGATTTTGCTTCAGCATCTAAACCCTATAAGGGTAAAACAAGTTATAATTAGTAATATTTATAATAAAATACCTACATGGCTGGCGAACAACAAGCAAGAAATGCACTTTCATTTAAAGAATTATTAGAGGAACAAAACCGTCTATTAAAAGAACAGGTACGGATAGAAAACGATCGCCTGAAAATTCAGAAAGATGAACTGGGCATCCAAAATGACATTAGTAATGTTATTAAGGATCAAGCAAAAATACTTACTTTTCAAAAAGCTGAAAGATCTGCTATTTTAAGGTCTACTAATTCTATATCTAAATTACAAGAATCACTTTCGGTAATGGATCGAAAGGAATTAGGTACTAAAAAAGCACTTAATAAACTAAAAGGTGACCAGTTAAAAGTTGAAAAAAATATAAGGTTACTCCAATTAACAAGGTCTGGGATTTTAAAAGACCAAACAGGCTTAACTAAAAAGCAAATTGAAGCTAACACAATTTTAGTAGGATCTATTGATGATCAAATTGAAGGTGCTTTAAAACTTAACCTAGCATTACAAGAAACACAAAATTTATCACAAGTATTATCTAATAATTTTGGTGTTAAAGCCTTTAGCAATTTATCTGAAGCTGTAAAATCAATACCGGGATTAACAGCATTCTCAGCACCCTTTGAGGCTGCCTCTGAAGCATCCTTAAAAACTTCTCAAGATATAGAAAATTCCCTAAAAACTGGGAAAGGTTTAACCAAAGATATGGTTAAAAGATTAGGCCTAGAAGATAAATTAAAATCTAAAAGTGGGGAAACATTATCGGGAACATCAGCTGCTGTTAAGTACAAGAAATTAGGAGCCCCTGATGGTAAGAAATTATTGGGTGTTATTGATAGAAAAGGGTTCATGTCAGCTATGTCTGGTATTAAATCACTAGGTAAATCCTTAACAACCGCCTTAGCCCCTGCAGCATTGCTTGCAGGCCTACTTAATGCCTTAATAGCATCAGATAAAGCAGCGGGGGATATGGCTAAGAGTATGAATATGACATACAAAGAAGCTCTTGGCACTCGAGATGAACTCCAACAAATGGCTAACTCTTCATTGGATAATTTTGTTACTTTAAAGGGGATGGATGAAACCTACCAATCAATAAATAAAGCATTAGGTACTGGAGTAGATGTTAGTGAGGAAATGTTAACTCAATTTACCCAATTGAGGGAAAGAGCAGGGCTTACTAATGAAGAATTACAAGGCATTGCAGCAATTTCATTAACTACCGGTAAATCCGTGAAAGATATTACAGGTGAATTTATGGCCCAGGCTAAATTATCTGCAATGCAAAATGGTGTTTTATTAAATGAAAAAGATTTAGTAAAAGATATAGGCAAAGTATCTGCAGCAACAACATTATCATTTGGGAAAAACCCAGTATTAATAGCTGAGGCTGTTGCAACAGCTAAGTCCTTGGGTATGGAATTATCTAAAGTAGACGCTATTGCAAGTAGTTTACTGGATTTTGAATCTTCTATTTCAAACGAATTAGAAGCAGAACTTTTACTAAATAAAGATTTAAATTTAGAAAAAGCAAGACAAGCAGCTTTAAACAATGATTTAGCTACAGTAGCCAAAGAAATTTCAGAACAAGCTGGATCTTCTGCTGAATTTGGTGAAATGAATAGAATACAACAGGAAGCATTAGCTAAATCTGTTGGGATGTCTAGGGAAGATTTAGCACAAACTTTATATGTACAAGAACAATTATTAGGGCTTACAGGGGAACAAGCAAAAGCAGAAGAAGCTGCAATAAATAAAAGAATAGCAGCGGTTGGTCTAGAACAAACACAAAAAGAATTAGCTGAAGGTAGTGTTCAAGATTTAATGGATCAGAATAGTCAAGCCGACAAACTAGCTGCTACTTTATCAAAATTAAACGAATTATTTGTAATGATAGCTTCACCTATTTTAGCAATAACCGAACATCTTATGCCTATACTAAAAGGTGTTGCGTGGTTAATAGGGGGTATAGGAAAGGTTGGCGATGGTTTTAAGAGAGCGGGTGAATGGGTAACAGAAATGACAAGTGGTTTAGGATTTTTAGGTAGTATATTACGTGGTATAGCTTACTTAGCAGTATTAATATCATCTTACTTTGCATTCCAGGCATTGGCTTGGATACCAGTTGTAGGTCCTCTTTTAGGGGCGGCAGCAGCCGCAACTATTGTTACTGCAGGTTTTAGTGCTATTAATTCTTCTCCTAAAAAAGTAGGGGATGTGGATTCACCCGCAGATGGTAAAACCATAGTATCAACAAAAGAAGGAGGTATATTTGAAGCTTCCCCTAACGACGATTTAGTATTAGCCCCAGGAGCCTCTAAAAGGATGCAAAATGGTCAAACAACTCAAATAACCCAAACCGCAGTAGTTGCTGATAATAGCAAGATAGAAAAATTATTAAGCGAAATGTTAACGGGTCAAACACAACTAATTAAGAAAACACCAGAAATGGCTCCTTTAGCTATGTACGAAGTACAATAGTTCAATATTTATAATAAAACAATACAATTATGAGTTTATTAAACAGATTAACATTAGCGGGTTCAGAATTAAGTGGGTTAAATGGTGCAACACCTTCTATACCAAACTTTCAACAATCAACCTTACACAAAGACTATTCAACTAACGGTATTCCAGATGCTGCAAATGTAGCACCAGAAAATGGCGTTTTACCTTCTCCTTCTTTACTTGACCGTGGAAGTGCTTTAACAACTAAACAAAATTATTTACAACGTTTACCTCAATAGATAGATGGGCTTAGTTGATTTAACAACCAACCTAAGATCTCTTAGATATGGTAAGGACACAGTTGGTGGTGGAAACAGTAACCAACCCTATGTAAAAACAAAAATCCCTGAAAGTTTTTCCAAAGTAGGAAAAACAGGAGGACCAGATTTTTTATTACGTGGTGGGACATTACTACCTAAAATAGTAGTAAATGATGTTTCTAGACTAGCACAGATGTTTTTCGATTTTAAATCACCAAACGGGCCCTTATTTATAGCAAAACAAAATGTCTTATCCTTAACAAATGTTAATTCAAGTAAAGGGTATGTACCTTATAAACAAGAAGAATCTACATCAAGCGTTTTAAGTACTATAGGGGGTTTTATTAAGGATAACTTAGCTATGAACCAGGGTATTTATACACCTTTAGGTACTTTAGCTCAAGCTGCAGGAAATGGGATTGGTTTACATACAAATAAACAAGGATTAAACCCTTTTAAATTTAAAACCACACAGGGGAGCAAAGATGGTAATAGCCCTTTAGGTTTACCCACTTATTTAAATACGATATACACAAATTCTACAGATGGAAACAAAAGTAGATTATTTGGTTTACTTGATAAGATTGATAAAAATACTCAGGGAATTAATAATTTATATTCTTATTCTGGGGGACCAGGTGCTACTTTAGGTGTTGGTAAAACCAACATTGTAATGGTAGGTGACCAAAGAACTGGTATTAATAATGCTTTCAATTCTCAATTACAATTTAATAGTAGATTTAACTTAGGAAATTTTTCTTCATTTACACAACAAGTATCAACACCCTTACCACCACTATTCCAAAATCCCAATAAACCTGAAGTAGAATTATTTTCAAACCGTACTGTAAATTCTAAAACTATAAATTACATTCCAAGTATTTACAACCCAGGTTTAGAGAAAAATAAGAATATAACTAATAAAGCAGGTGTATCCGATATAAAATTTGGTTATGGTGCTACTATTAAATACGTATCACTTTTAGACCCAGAAAGACAATCTACATATTTGGGGATGGATACACTATTTAATAATGGTGATGTTATAAGCCCTATATCATTTACTAGAAATGTATACAATCCAGGCACACTAACAACAAATGAGAATAAACTAAGAAGTGGTACCGGTGATGGGATATCTAGACAAGTTTGGACACAAGAGGAAATAGAAACGGCAAAACCAACTAGTCAAGATTCATTATTTAATAAACCTTCTTTTACTAGGATTATCACAGGCCCTTCAGGAAGCCCCGCAATACCAGCAACTTTAGATTATACTACAAAAAACATTGAAAGTAGAGTTAATTTAGGGGACCCAGGTAAAAAAGGAAATAGAAGTAGTTACACAATTGGTTTCCAAAACCCAGAAGTTGCAGGTTCAGCTCCAACAGTAAAAAGTAATTCATATTATGATAAGGCATTAGATAAAGTTAATGCTTTACCTATATACAAATCAAGTTCTGTTACAGGTAATGATGTTAAAAATGATTTAGTAAAATTTAGAATTGGGGTAATATCAAATGAAAACCCTGAAAATAAAACATATATCCATTTTAGAGCACATATCGATAGTATGAGCGATAATTTTACTGCAGACTGGGGTAGTCAAAAATATATGGGTAGAGGTGAAAAATTTTACAAATATCAAGGATTTGATAGAAACCTATCTTTATCTTGGACTGTAGCAGCCCAATCAAAACAGGAATTAATCCCTATGTATCAAAAGTTAAATTATTTAGCTTCTGTTACAGCACCTTCATATTCCGAAACAGGGTATATGGGTGGTAATTTAATATCATTAACAATTGGTGGTTATTTATATGAACAAGTAGGTATAATGACATCCCTAACTTTAGATGTCCCTACAGAATCCCCGTGGGAAATAGCCCTCCCAGATAGTTTAAACAACACAACATCAGATGATGCCTCAGAGGTATCTTCAGACCCATCTGTTAAAGAATTACCTATGATAATTAAGGTTACAGGATTTAACTTTATACCTATTCACGATTTTGTACCAAAGGTACAGAAAAATACATTTGATGGTGCTAAGTTAGAAAAGGGTGGAACATTCGTTGGAGAATACGGAAAGGAGCAGTATATTGCATTAGCAACACAAGGTGGTTTGAATAACTATAATGGGGGAGTAAGTGCAAAAGGAAATGAACATATTAACTACATTCCAAAATAATAAAATAAATGGGGAGATACACAAGAAATAGAGTATTATCAAAAGTCGACCCAAACGGGACTAGAGGCATAAGATATTACAGGGGTGTAAAATACCCTGAAATTGCTTTATCTCCTGATGACATATATGTTTATGCTGAAGAAGGGGATAGATTTGATATTTTAGCTAATGAGTATTACAGTGATTCTTCCTTATGGTGGATTATTTCAACAGCTAATCCTTCATTCCCACAAGATACATATTATTTACCATTAGGAATACAAATTAGAATACCAACTAACATTGGTGCCATACAAAGTAGTTATAACAAATTAAATAGGTTTTAAGAATGGGTATAATAGGAGAAAGCATTTCAGTTGATGTTAATGACCAAATCCAAATAAGACAAGACTTACAAGGAAAGCAAACTAGGACAAATACTGATATTAATTTACTAAACAATGCAAATGCTTGGTTAAAACTTGCTTCCTCAGTAAGAGTTATAGGCCCAACAGAAAAGGAAGCATTGGCAATAAAAATTAATAATACTTTTGCTGGGGGTAAATACTCACAATTTAAACAATCTGTTCCTACTTACAATCCTACTACAGGAAAATATGAAGAGGAAGAATCAAACATCAGCGCAGGGGAACAAAGATTAAGAGACTTAGGGTTAGATAACACAAGTGAATTTACCGGAAACCAACTAGCAAAAAAAGCTGTTCTATTTAACACCCTTTCAGAATTAGATTCATCTGGTAATTCTTATATTTCTAGGTCTGGAGTATCTTTATCTGGGAATTTATGGAATAATAGTAGTTACGGTTTAGGATCAACAGACTTTGGTATCGTACCTTCACCTGGACTTATTTCTGCTAAAATTAACTGTTTAAATAGGGGTTCAATCCGAGAAGCAACAGTAGAACTAAAAGCATATAACCTTTTTCAATTTGAATTAATAGAACTTTTATATTTAAGGCTAGGGTATACTATGCTATTAGAATGGGGGTGGGATAAGTTTTTAAATAATAAGGGCGTCTCACAATCTATGGGTAATACCTTAACTGAAGATTTATGGTTTCAAGATATACCTACAGATAGTTATAGGGACATTATTAAAAAAATTGCAGAAAAAAGAGTTACTTATTCTAATAATTATGATGGTTTTTTAGGAAAAGTAGTTAATTTTGATTGGAGTTTCCAACCCGATGGTACTTACAATATAACCCTAAAATTAATTACAATAGGGGATGTTATTGAATCTTTAAAAGTAAACTTACCCACTGAATTAACAGTAATATCAAATATAAAAAAGTCAACTAATACTTCTAACACCCTCCAATCAGAACTATCAAAACTTGATAGCCCTATAGTAACTAATGCTGGCTCTTCTACTTTATCACTTAATCTATACAAAGATATATCAGAAAGTACCGCTACTAAATGGACTGAAGACCAATCTAAATATTTTTCTTGGTTTTTAAATTTAGGGATTGATAAGGATTTTACATTACCTGAGAATAATGATGATATTGATGACAAACTCCAATATCCGCCTACTGGGGTTGATAGTAATAAATATACTTATTTTTTAACTTTTGAGGAATTATTAAATAAATTAAACGATTTATGTGTTCCTTCACTAAACCAAAAGAAAGTACTATTATTTGATACTGGTGAATCTAATATATGTTCTGTTTTTCCTAACCAAATTTCCTTTAACCCTAAAATATGTTTAGTAAAACCTACATTTACTACTAATATTAATATCTCCTCAATAGAAGAAGAAAAGACAATACAAAATGGAGTTAAAAATTATTATAATTCTTTTGCTAAACTAAAGAATTTTGTAATTAATGAAGAGGGTAATATATCATATGGTAAAATTATGAATATTTACTTAAACTATGATTTTATCTCTAATACCCTACAGAAAAACACTGGAAAGGATGGTGAAATAAGTATTTTTAAATTTTTAGAAGAGGTATGTAATAACATAAATTCTTCTTTAGGAGGCTTTAATAAACTTGAACCTATTTTAGTAGATGACAATATAATAAAAATCATAGACCAAAACCCAATTCCCGGAATAGAAAACTCTTCAGAATTTGGGTGCTTATTTAGTAAAACCAATACCCCTTTTGAAATATTTGGGTACAGTCCATCAGGATCTTTAACTTCTAATTTTGTAAGAGATTTTGGTTTTAAAACTAAAATAGGCCCCGAATTGGCTAGTATGATTACTATTGGTGCTACATCAGAAAATAAATCTACTAAAAATTACGATGGTACCGCTTTTTCTAAATGGAACGATGGGTTACAAGATTCATACGCCATTGTTTATAATGACCCTAAAAAAGAAATAATTAACCCTCCAAAATTTGACCCCTTTACTGTAGCCCAAAGGGATTTAATGTATGATAAATTTGTAAATTCCACAGATGATAACCATTATTGGTACGGTGGGTCAAGACCTTCTGTAACAACGGGGGGGCTTGGTTTAACCCAAGTTGAGGGCACTAAAGATGTTGATTGTCCTGTAACCTCACAGGAATATTCTGCTGTAACTTGGGAAGAATATACGATTGAAGCAGCAGAGGAGTATAGGAAACAAAATTTAGAAATTACAAGGGATAATCAAAAAGAAGAAAAACCTCAGGAACAAATTCAAAACTATTTAGGATGGTTATTGAAAGCCTTTGGGGGTAATATTGGTGGTGGTAAAAAAACTTCTGATTTATATTTTTATTTGAACGATAACTTTTATAAAATAGGAAAAGAGTTATTTAAAGGTTTTATTACAGGCCTTAATAATAACATATATAATATTGAAAAAAACCCTTCAAATACTATAGGTTTTATTCCAGCAGATTTAAGTTTAACAATTGATGGTTTAGCAGGGGTTAAAATATATAACGCTTTATCAATTAATCAAAGGTTTTTACCTAAACAATACCCAAAAGCACTAAAATTTCTAATTACAAAAGTAAATCATAACATATCTGACAACAATTGGGATACAGGGTTACATACAATATCTGTTCCTAATGTCATCCCCCCAAGCCCAGAATTTTTTACTACAGCATTAACTAATCTTTTAGAAGACCAAATATCAAAATTACAAATAAAACCATTTGAAGGCCCAACACCTAATGCTGATAGATTAAGAGATTGGCTAAATTTAGATAGTAATCCTAACTATTCAGAAAAAGGACAAGAAATATCAAATGGTGGAGATATATCCAATTCTATGAGTAATGTTGCTATAAGTATCTTTACTGAAATTAGATCAAAATATCCGAATTATACAATACAAGTAACAGGTGGTAATGATATCCACCATCAAGAAAAAGCTAAAAGTAGTACTCATACTAGGGGTGATGGTTTGGATTTTACAATATCCCCTGCTGGTAATCAAGAAATAGCAAATATAAGTGCATTACTTAAAGCAAAATTTTTCCTAATCAACAGAACAAACACGTTCTATGATGGTGGTTTCATTAATGAATACACCTCCCCCTCTAATGGTGCTACTGGCGACCATTTTCATATTTATATATAACTAATAAAACAACTATGTATTTTCCAAAGTCACAAATAACAACCAACCTTTCTACTAACGGGAAAGAATTTAAAATTATCGGAAGCGATAGATTTTATATTGGTTTTTATTTCTCTACATCTGATGGAAAATACTACACAGGCAAAACACCCCAAGATGGGGATAATTTACTTTTATCCAAAGATGAGAGTAGAGATGGTAATGAGGAATCACCAACTACTTTTAATGATAACATAACTCCAATCTCCACAGAAAAATTAAATTCCTTAAACAATCGTTCAACTTTACCTCCTTTTTTAAAATTAAAGAATCCCATCTCCCCCATACCACCTAAGGGAAATATAGTTTTCCCAACTGAAGGAGAATATGAGACTGGAGAATATCAAAGATATTTTTTAAAACACAATGTTAATAATAATTATTTAGAAGTTAACCAAACCACCTATAATAATTTCTTTAATCAAAATCCAATTGTACCATTTCAGTTATATACTACTATTAAAATAGATTGGATATTAGTAGGCAAACCAATAGAGGTTTATGATATTAACCGAAATATAGCTCTACTATATGAAAAGGAAAATAATATTAGAGGGTTTTCTAATTTCTTTAAAGGTAGGTATTTAAAATATTTCCGTCCTTTAAAAAACGAATACTATTCTACTAAAGGTAATGAATTAAAAACCCAAGATACTAATAAAAATTATGTTGGTTATTATCACGTTTTCCCAACTAGGGGGGTAATTATGGAAGGTAAATTTCATACATCTTCACCACATCAAGTATTAATCCCATCTATAGGTGAAGAGATTATTGAACAAAATGTATTATCAAATGCTAGGGGGGAAGTAGGAACATCAATAAGAAAAAACATTGCAAGGGGGAGTGGATACTAGATAAATCATTCGTATATTGCAATAAAATGGTTATAAATGTATTGGTTAGTAGAAGACGAAGAGCAATTAAATGTTTTAATAAATAGTGGTTATAAAGAGGCTTTCATTGAAATAATCCCATATAATGATACTATTCACCCGGCACAAAATCTCACGAGTTTAGTGTATGTTAGACCAACTAACGCATCTAAAGGTTTTATGGTATGCATAACGCATAGTGAAACTTTAAATGCATTAAATACGCGTATAGACGAATTACTAGAAAAGTTTGAAGTGTTGTATTGTAGGGATAAAAAGGAAGTATTACATTATTTTCCAAATTATTACAAAGTTCTCTATGACATAAACCCACCACCTACTACGTATATACGACCTACAACAATAACCCATGAATTATATTATAGGCAACATAAGGATAACCCGGAGTTAAACCTAATTATACCGATTGTTAAACACTATGAATTGTGTGAGACCATTTTTGAGGATCTAAAAGCGAATATTAACAAAGAAAAAACAAAATATGATGAATTCTATAACAATAAAGTATCCTTGGTATTCAACTCTATCGAACGAATGGGAATACGAATACACAATGAAACCTTCGAAGAATATTTCCACCCCGTTAATGGTGAATACGTCTTCACTCAGTTCAACTTAAAAACAACAACAACAAGACCATCAAATAAATTTAAAAATGTAAACTATGCCGCACTTAATAAAGAAAATGGATGTAGAAAAAGTTTTATACCACGTAATAATAGGTTTATGGAAGTTGACATTAGCGCTTACCATCCTAGCTTGGCTGCTCGCCTCATTGGTTATGATTTTGCCGATATTGATATCCACGCTCATTTTGCTTCCCTATATAAGGTGGATTACAAAAAATCGAAAGAACTTACCTTCAAACAACTCTATGGGGGTGTATTTAAAAATTATAGACACCTGGAATTCTTTCAAGGAATTGAGAAATACGTAGGAGAACTATGGGGTAAATTTGAAAGTGAAGGTGAAATAACTTGCCCCATTTCTAATTTTGTGTATAAAAAAGAGAACCTGGGTGAAATGAATCCACAAAAACTCTTTAATTACTTGCTACAAAATTTGGAGACGTCAATGAATGTTCGTATATTATGGGATATATGTAGTATGTTAGTTGATAAAAAAACTAAATTGGTACTATATACTTATGATTCGTTTTTATTTGATTTAAGTGAGGAGGATGAATCTATAGAGAAGGAGATTAATATTATTTTTGAGAAATATAAACTAAACATAAAAACAATAGAAGGTTATGACTATGATTTTAAATAGAAGTCCGAATACGTATAATATGAATTATGATGTTACAACATCATTACAAAATATTAAAGATTTGGATAATAAATTGTTCTGTACATTTACAGACTTAGAGAGCTTAGATGGACTTATAGAGGAAATTAGAGCAAAATACACAATAATATATAACAAAATGTTTGTCCTCGAGATTGTGGGGAAAGATGAATATGTTATTACTTACAATGTAGACCAAGGAAATGTTTTCTCAATTCCTGAAAATACTATTTTAGTACATAGAAAAAAGGAGTCTAATACTCTTTATACTATAAATGCCCTAAATGAATTAATTAAAGGATTAAATGGGGGTGTTGTAGATACTAAATTCAGAGTTGATTGGCAACATTACAGAAATTGTATATTACTTACTCAACATAATTCATTAAACCAATTAAATACAAAAATTTACAAAATACTTGACGTATAACTTGGATACCCAAAATACGATTCGTATATTACGTTACATATAAACAGTTATAATTAAAAATAAGTTACATTATGGATTTAAATGAATTAAAATCGAAGCTAGAAGGGCTTCAATCAAAAAACACAAGTGGTCCTAAGACCGATTACTCAACTATTTACTGGCGACCAACAGTAGGGAAACAACAGATTAGAATTGTACCCTCAAAGTACAACCCATCAAACCCCTTTTCTGAATTAAAGATTTACTACGGTATTACTAATAAAGTGATGCTTTCACCTCTTAACTATGGTGAAAAAGATCCTATTGCTCTATTTGCTGCTAAGCTTAGAGAAGAGTATACTAAGGAAAATTACGTTATGGCTAAGAAATTAGACCCTAAAACACGTTATTTTGTTCCTGTAGTAGTACGTGGAGAAGAAGATAAAGGTACAAGATTGTGGCAATTTGGTAAACAAGTATATGAAGAATTACTTGCACTTGCTATTGACGATGAAATTGGAGATTATACCGATATTGTAAATGGTAGAGATCTTACAGTAGAAACAGTAGGACCAGAATCTACTGGTACCCCTTACAATAAATCATCAGTACGTGTTAGATTAAAAACATCAGCTTTGAGTGAAGATGCTTCCCAAGTAGAAACTTGGACTAATGAGCAACCAAACCCAAATGAGGGATTATTTAAGAAATTCACATTTGATGAAATTAAAACAGCTTTAGAAAAATGGTTATCACCAGAAGTAGAAGATAATGATGCTTCTGAACCTGTACCTGTAGCAACTGGTGCAGCAAATCCTAACTTTAGTTTAGATACTAGTAATGTCAAGAAGAATAAAGCAGATGCTTTCGATTCTATGTTTGAAAAAGAAGAAAATGAGGTAAAACATGATGATCTTCCTTTCTAAATATGGCCAAAAAAATATCCAAGTCTCTCTCGGCAGCAGTGTCTGCCGAGATTAAGAGCAAATTTGACCTTAATAAATTTAAAGCCTCTAAAGGTTTAGACAAAAACGTCAAATTTAAGGAACAAAAATGGATACCATTATCTCCTGCTTTCCAAGAAATTGCTGGAATACCTGGTATACCAATGGGGCATATTTCATTACTTAGAGGACATTCCGATACAGGTAAAACTACAGCACTATTAGAAGCAGCAGTTTCAGCACAAAAGATGGGTGTATTACCTGTTTTTATTATTACTGAGATGAAGTGGAATTGGGAACATGCAGCCCAAATGGGACTAGAAGTTAACCTTATTAAAGATAAAGATACAGGAGAAATTCTTGACTACGATGGTAATTTTATTTATGTTGATAGAGAAACAGTACACACTATTGAAGATGTAGCTGCCTTTATTATGGATTTACAAAATGAACAGAAAAAAGGTAATTTACCTTATGATTTAGCGTTCTTTTGGGATTCAATAGGTTCTATTCCTTGTGCAATGTCAGTTGAAAAACTGAAAAATAACAATGAATGGAATGCTGGAGCGATGTCAACACAATTTGGTAACACAGTAAACCAAAGTATTGTAATGTCTCGTAAGGAATCGGCTCCATATATCAATACCTTATGTTGTATTAATAAAGTTTGGACTGCTAAAGCAGAATCACCTATGGGTCAACCAAAGATGATGAACAAAGGTGGGATGGCTATGTGGTATGACGCAACACTTGTAGTTACATTTGGTAATATATCAAATGCTGGAACATCTAAAATTAAAGCAATTAAGGGTGGTAAGCAAGTTGAATGGGGTAAACGTACAAATTTACAAATTGATAAGAATCACGTTAATGGTATTCAGTCAAGAGGTAAAATCGTTATGACAAACCATGGGTTTATCCAAGATACAGATAAGGATAAAAATAACTATAAAAAAGAACATTCAGGTGAATGGTCTAAAATCTTAGGAGGGGGAACTTTCGAAATAGTAGAAGATCAAGAAGATGTAACTCCCGTTCTTTTCGACGAACAGGACGTTTAAATTAAAATCATGAAACAAAAAGAGTTATTTAAACTCTTGGATACTGTCCAAGAGCAAGGGGAAGATACTCCTCTAAAAAGACACGACAGAGTATTAATCTTAGATGGTTTAAATTTATTTTTTAGAAATTTTGCTATGATGAATATGGTTAATCCTGATGGAGTTCATATTGGTGGGCTAGGAGGATTCTTTCGCTCTTTGGGTGCTATGATTAGACAAACAAATCCAACATCTGTTTATGTAGTATTCGACGGGGCAGGTTCAACAGTAAATCGTAAGAACCTGCTCTCCGAGTACAAGGGAACAAGAAATTTATCTAGGATTACTAATTGGGAAGCATTTGATAATATTGAGGAAGAACATGACTCAAAAATTGATCAAATTGTTCGTATTATACAGTACCTTAAACTATTACCGGTAAAGACCACTATATTAGACAAGGTCGAAGCGGATGATATTATTGCGGTGTTAGCTGAAAAACTAGTAGAAAAACATAATTCAACCTGTTTTATAGTATCTAGTGATAAGGATTTCTTACAACTAGTAACTGATAAAATTATTGTATACAGACCAATGGAGAAAGAATATTATACTCCACAGGTAGTAGAACAAAAGTTTGGTTTATTACCTTCAAACTTTATTTTATATAAAACATTACTAGGTGATAGCTCAGATAATGTTAAAGGTATTAAAGGGTTAGGTGAAAAGGGTATATTTAAAAAATTCCCTGAATTAAAAACCCATAAATTAACCTTAGATGACATTTTTGACATCTGTGCTAGGAAATTTAAAGACCATGTCGTATATTCACGGATAATTCAAGATCAAGCTCGAATTGAAACAAATTATAAAGTTATGGATTTAAGTATACCTTTGATTGATGATAGAGGGAAGGAACACGTTGATAATTTAATCAGTGAAGAACCACCAGAATTACAATCAGATTTATTTATGCAGCTTTACAATGAAGATCAATTAGGAGGAATGATAAGGAATTTGGAATATTGGATATCTGATATTTTTTCACAATTTAAAGGTTATAAAAATTAATGACATTAAGAACACTCCAGCAATACGGCCACGACTTTCAAGTTAAAGTTTTATCATCATTATTAACCCATAAAGAGTTTTTAGTTAATATCCATGATATTATATCTGAAGAATATTTTGAAAATAGCGCACATAAGTGGGCTATAAAAGAAATTTTAAGGTATTATGATAAGTATCATACTACCCCTTCAATGGATACTTTAAAAGTAGAGTTGCAAAAGTTAGATAATGAAGTATTACAAATAGCTTGTAAGGAACAATTAAAAATCGCTTATGTTTCATCTGATGATGATTTAGAATATGTAAAAGAAGAATTTACAAATTTTTGTAAAAACCAACAATTAAAAAGAGCATTAATGACTTCTGTTGATTTATTAAAAGCAGGGGATTTTGATGGGATTAGATCATTAGTAGATAATGCTTTAAAAGCCGGGAATGATAAAAACGTAGGACATGAATATGTTAAAGATATTGAAGAAAGGTATAGAGAAAGTTCAAGAAGTGTTATTCCAACCCCCTGGGATAAAATCAATAGTTTACTCCAAGGTGGATTGGGAAATGGAGATTTTGGTCTTATATTTGGCAATCCAGGAGGTGGTAAATCTTGGGCGTTAGTATCTTTAGGAGGTATAGCAGTAAGAATGGGATATAATGTTATGCATTATACATTAGAGCTAGGGGAAGAATATGTGGGTAAAAGATATGATGCCTTTTTTACTAATATAGATGTTAGGGAATTAGATGCTAATAAAGAAAAAGTTGAAGAACTTGTTCCCCAACTCCCAGGTAAATTAATTATTAAAGAATATCCAACAGGTAGAGCAACAATCTCTACTATAGAATCACATATTTCTAAATGTACTGGTATGGGGTTCAAACCTGATTTAGTAATTATAGATTATGTTGATTTACTTTCATCAAGAAAAACAAATCGTGAACGTAAAGATGAAATTGATGATATTTATCAAAGTACTAAAGGTTTAGCTAAGCAACTAGATATTCCTATTTGGTCAGTGTCCCAAGTAAATAGAGCAGGGGCTAAAGATGATGTAATTGAAGGGGATAAAGCTGCCGGGTCATATGATAAATTAATGATTACTGATTTCTGTATGTCTCTTTCACGTAAAAAAGAAGATAAAGTTAATAACACAGCACGAATACACATTATGAAAAACCGTTATGGTATGGATGGACTTACGTATTCTGCAAAAGCAGATACTTCTAGAGGTCATTTTGAAGTCCATGGGGAATATAATGCAAATATAGAAGAAGAAAGTACTTGGGCTCCAAGCACAAAGTCTAACAGTTACGATGATGTTGAATCACAACATAAAAAAATAATGCATTCTAAACTTAATGAAGTAAAGGATGAAGTATTTGGTTTTGATAAAGTATAAACAATATAAACAAACATAAATGGCAAAAAGAGACATTACAGAAGAGCGCATAGTATATAAACCTTTTGAATATCAAGAAGCATCTGATTATTGGTTAAAACAACATCAAGCACATTGGTTACATACAGAAGTACCTATGATGTCAGATGTTAATGATTGGAAACAAAATTTAACTGAATCCGAAAAAAATATTATTGGTACTATCTTAAAAGGATTTGCTCAAACTGAAACTGTTGTAAATGATTATTGGACTAATTTAGTAACAAGCTGGTTTAGAAAACCTGAAATAATTAAAATGGCTGTTACGTTTGGTGCCTTTGAAACCATTCATGCTGAAGCTTATTCTTTATTAAATGAAGAATTAGGATTAGATAATTTTTCTGAGTTTCTAGAAGATGAAGCAACAATGGCTAAAATTGAGGCATTAACTAAGGTAAGGGATTCACATGATGGTACTCCAAATTGGCATGAAAGAGCTAAATCATTAGCTATATTTTCTGCATTTACAGAAGGTGTTAATTTATTCTCTTCATTTGCTGTTTTATTATCCTTTAAACTAGACAATAAACTCAAAGGTGTAGGTCAAATAGTTGAGTGGAGTATTAGAGACGAATCATTACATTCAGAAGCAGGATGTTGGTTATTTAGAACATTAATGAGTGAAAAACCTGAATTTAATACCCCAGAATTAAAAGCAGATATTGAAGAAGCAGCTTTATTATCATTAAAATTAGAATTAGATTTTATAGATAAAGTTTATGAAGTGGGTGATTTAAAAGGATGCCCAAAGTATGACTTGGTATCATTTATTAAACATAGAGTAAATACTAAAATGGGTGATTTAGGGTATGGACCAATTGTTAATGGTATAGATAAAGATGCAGTAAAAAGAATGAAATGGTTTGATAGCTTATCAGGTGGAAAACAACATACAGATTTCTTCGCAAACCGAGTAACAAATTATAGTAAAGGAGTTCAAAATTGGGACGCAAATAGTTTATTTTAAAATATGGAAAACAACGCACTACAAGTAGATTATAGTAATTGGGAAGCTGGAAAACAATACCCAGAGTGGATGGATGAAATTTCATTAGCAACTATTTCTAAAGGTTATTTATTACCTAATGAAACAGTAAAAACAGCTTATAGGAGAGTATCTAATGCTGCTGCTATGAGACTTAAAAAACCAGAACTAGCAAATAAATTCTTCAAAATAATGTGGAATGGTTGGTTAGGATTAGCATCACCTGTTTTATCAAATATGGGGACTGATAGAGGTTTACCTATTTCGTGTTTTGGTGTTGATACACCTGATTCAATACGTGGAATAGGTTTAACTAACGCGGAACTAATGAAGTTAACAGCATCCGGTGGTGGTGTAGGTATTTCGTTATCTCGCATTAGAGAACGTGGAGAAAGTATTACAGGAAATGGTAAAAGCGAAGGTGTAGTGCCCTGGGCTAAAATATTTGATTCATCTATTATTGCAACTAACCAAGGAAATGTTAGAAGAGGGGCAGCATCTGTTAATTTAGATATTGAACACGGAGATATTGATGAGTTTTTACAAATTCGTAGACCTAAAGGTGACCCTAACAGACAATGTCTTAATTTACATCAATGTGTTGTTGTAGGTGATTCATTTATGAGAAAATTAGAGGCTAGAGACCCAGAAGCAATGAATAAATGGGCTACTGTTTTAAAATCTAGAATGGAAACAGGTGAACCTTATATTATGTATAAGGACAATGTTAATAAAGATAACCCAATTGCTTATAGGTTAAACAATTTAGAAGTATCTATGACAAACATTTGTTCTGAAATTACATTGTTTACAGATGAAGAACATTCATTTATTTGTTGTTTATCTTCTATGAATTTAGCAAAATATGATGAATGGAAAGATACAGATGCTGTAGAATTAGCTACTTGGTTTTTAGATGGTGTAATGCAAGAATTTATAGATAAATCAGCAGGAAAAAGTTCATTACAGAGAACATATAACCACGCTCGTAAAGGACGTGCTTTAGGTTTAGGTGTAATGGGTTGGCATTCATTTTTACAACAAAAAGGATTACCTTTTAATTCCATTGCATCAACTGCTCATACTAAAAATATATTTTCAGATATTAGAGGTAAAGCAGAAAGGGCATCAATGGATTTAGCTCAAGAATATGGTGAACCACTATGGTGTAGAGGAACAGGTATGAGAAATACTCACTTGTTAGCGATAGCACCAACAGTATCAAATTCAGTAATTGTAGGTGGTATTTCAGCAGGTATTGAACCTTTACCAGCAAACATTTACACATTTAATGGCGCTAAAGGAACATTTATCCGTAAAAATAAAGAATTACAGAAAATTTTAATTGAAAAAGGAGAAGATAAAGATAAATGGTGGGATATAATGTTAGAACAGGATGGTTCAGCACAAGGTCTACCAGATAATGTTTTAACTCCTGAAGAAAAAGAATTATTTTTAACATTCCCTGAAATTAACCAATTAGAATTGGTTAGACAAGCAGCAATTAGACAACGTTACATTGATCAAACACAATCATTAAATTTATCTTTTGATGTTAATGATTCACCAAAATGGATTAATCAAGTACATTTAGAGGGGTGGAAATTAGGTATTAAAACTTTTTATTATTTAAGAACTGATAGTGTTATTAAAGGAGATTTAGGATCAAGAATGGCAGATTGTGTAGCTTGTGATGGTTAACGAGATGTCATATATGTATAATCACATTAATTAAAATTTAATAAAATGGCTAGAAAAACACAATCAAAAAAACACGTAAAACCACCAGTAAAAATTAGTTGGTTTAGAAAAACTTTCAACGCAGTTAAGAGTTGGGTTGTAGGAAATGGAATTGAAGGATTTTTAGGGTTAGTAGCAGGTCTACTTCTTTGGTCTTTTGGGTTTAAGATTTATGCAGGGATCGCTTTTGGGGTATTTGCTACAAAGAATTGGGAATTGTTAAAAAAATGGTTTTCCAACTTAAAAGAAAAAATATAGTTTTTAAAAAAATAATGAAAGAGAAATTAAAGAGGGGTGCATTAGCACCCCTTTTTTACATAGTTATAATTAAATATGGTTATTAAAAGATGTAATGAAATAGATATTAAATAATCATAACCATATGATGGAAATAATTGGTGCATTTTTAACAGGGGTAGTAGGACCTGTACTTTACTTAATAATACAAAAGTATTTACTTAAGGAAAAACATAAAAAAAGAGATGTAGTTAAAGAAAATATTACAAGTGTTTCTTTAATTAGTAACGAACTCGAAGAAATAAGAGAAGAGTTTAAAGGAGATAGGGTTTGGATTGCTCAATTCCATAATGGTGGTAATTTTTACCCAACAGGCAAATCAATACAAAAATTCTCAATATTTTATGAAGTAACAAAAGCAGGTGTTTCTTCAATTGCACATACCTTTAACAATATACCTTGTTCACTTTATCCTAAAACCTTTGAACATATGATGGGAGGTAAAGGAATCTTTATCAATGATTATAAAGATCCAAAGGTTGCAACTTATGGTTTAAAAGGAGCAGCAGAATCTGTTGGTACAAAATCTACATATATAATACCTTTATTTACATTAGATGAAAAATATATTGGAAATATAGGAGTTGATTTTGTTAGTAAGAAAAAACGATTAACCAAAGATGAGTGGGAACACTTACAAATAAGAGCTGGTAGAATTGCAGGTTACATATCAAACCATTTATTTAACTCTTAATAAAGCAACTAGATATGACTGAGAAAAAACAAGAAATAACTATAGATGAAGGAGCTAAAGTTACATTAGATATTAAAGTACTTGTAGGTATAATTATGGGGATAATATCAATCGCTGGAATATGGTTTACATTAACTGCTCGTATAGCGAAATTAGAACTAGACCTACTCCGTACAGAAGATCAAGTAGAATTTAACACAGAGTTCAGGATAAAATGGCCACGAGGGGAAATGGGATCCTTACCTGATGATATAAAGCAGGATTTAAAACTAGATTACTTACTTCAAGACGTCAAATTGTTAGAGACGTTAGTTAAACAATTAGAAATAGAAAACGCTAGTAAATAGCATATAAATGTTACAGAATGTATAATAAAGCAAGTTTCACCAAAAAGTTACCTTATGTTAAATAAATTAAAACAAAAATGGATGGCATTTAGAGATATTTTTAAAGATAGCAACGATATAAATGAAAAAACTGTAGTAGGTTTTGCTTCATTTGCTATTATGAGTATATTCGCAATTGTAGATTTAGTAACAGGATACTTAGGTAAAGATTTAGTAATTAATGAATTTATATATGATTCGTTTTTATTTATTACCCTAGGTAGTTTTGGAATTGCTGAATTAGGTAGTATATTTAAAAAAAGACAGTAATATGAAATTAGAGGTTTTAAGATTTAGTTCAGATAGTGATTCTACATTAGGAGCATTATTTGATGTTACAGATAAACGTAAGTTTTTATGTTTTACTTTAGAAGATGAATTTCGTGAAGTTAAAATAAGTGGTGAAACAAGAATACCAGCTGGTACATACAATGTAACTCTTCGTACAGAAGGAGGATTCAACCAAAGATATGATGATAAATTTGGTACTGATTTTAATAAAGGTATGCTTTGGGTTAGAGATGTCCCTGGATTTGAATATATTTTAATCCATATAGGAAATACTGATGATAATACAGAAGGATGCCTTTTAGTAGGAGATTCCCAAAATCAAAATATTACAGAAAATGGGTTTTTAGGTTCTTCCACGGATGCTTATAGAAGAATTTACCCACCTATAGCAGATGTTTTAGTAAATGGAGGTCAAGTTACTATAACTTACAAGGATTACGCATAATTATTTGGCTTATAGATAAATTTTTCTTATATTTATCACCATGTATACATATAACGCAAAATTAGATCGAGTTGTCGATGGGGATACCATTGACGCTTTAGTAGACTTAGGATTTAATACTTGGAAAAAAGTAAGAATTCGAATGATGGGTATAGACGCCCCAGAATCAAGAACTAGAGATTTAGAAGAAAAAAAATTAGGACTAGCCGCTAAAGCTAGACTTAATGAATTAATAGAAAGTAATGACTTTTTATTTACCTTAAAATCTCATGGTGTGGGTAAATTCGGAAGATGTCTAGGTGAAATTTTTATAGAAGAAGAAATTAGTATTAATCAAACTTTAATAAATGAAGGACACGCAACACAATACAATGGGGGTACTAGGTAAAATTAAAAAAGGAATGTTTCCTTTTCTTATTGCTTTTTCTGCTCTATCAGTTAGCGCTTCAGCTGCATTTTATTCAGTTAGTGGTTTAAGTAAATTATTTGCGGGAGCAAGCTTAGAAGTTATTGTAATGGCTGGGTCATTAGAATTCGCTAAACTAGTTACAGCTTCACTTTTGTACCAATATTGGGGTACAATCAATAAAACTTTACGAACTTACCTTTCTATTGCTACTATAATATTAGTATTAATTACTAGTATGGGTATTTATGGTTTTTTAAGTGCAGCTTATCAAGAAACATACTCCAAATTATCAGCAGTTGAAAACCAAAAAGGTTTTATCCAAAAGAAAATTGATTTTTACCAAAATGATGTAACACGATATGATGAGGAAATTGAAAGAATCTCTAGCAATATTAGTACTTTATCTAATGCAAAAGCTTCATCCATCCAAGTACGAGACACCTCGGTATCTGGGGGCGTTAGAACAACAATCTCCACTACTGAACTTAGAATGGCGCAGAGTAGGATTAATATTGAGGAAACTAATAGAAAAAATGCACAAGAAAAAAGAATAGTTGCATCGGATAGTCTCCAGAAATTTCAATTACAAGTACTGGAACTTGATAATAATACCGAGGTAGCTGGTGAGTTAGGACCACTGCAGTATCTATCGAGTTTGACGGGTTATCCAATGGGTAAAATTATAAATGTGTTATTACTTATTATAATATTTGTGTTTGATCCTTTAGCAATATCTTTAGTAGTAGCTGCTAACTTTGCTTTTGATAAGGCATACCCTAAAAAGAAATACAAAGAAAACCTATATGGGGAATTTGAAGAGGATGATGGTTGGGATGAGTTTATTAACGAGGAGACTTATGATGCTGAAGAATATTTAGATGATATACCTACTCCTGAGCCTAATCAATCCCTTAAGGATGCAAAAGAAAATTTTGATTGGGAGGCAGCAGAAAAGAGAATGGATATTATAGGTCAAAATGGAAATGATGGGGAACACTATAATGCAGAAGCAGATAAAATAGAAGTAGACCCAACTTATAAATTAGTTCGAAGGGATGGAAAAGAAGAAGATTTAAAAAACTATATAAGTAAATTTCTCCCGAAATCTGGAGATAGTACTACAAAAACTTATTAAAAGTAATGCGTATAAGGCTTGGCTACCCTGGGTAGGGTTCGTATATTCACATATAAGTGGGATATGAAGTTTCATTCATTAATTAAAAATAAAGGTTATGATAGTAGATTTAAATAAAGAAATGGCATGGGTAACTTTCATGCACGATGGTTGGGAAACTAAATGGCATCCAGTAACATCAATGGGTGGTCATCATTTTGAATTCGATAGTGAAGGTACTATGGATTTTTGTAGAAAACATTTCGGTAATGTAAATTTTGGTATTGCACGTACTAGCCAGATGTTAATGAAAAACTCAGAAAGAGATAACTTATAAAAAATTAGGCTCCCTGAAAAGGGAGTCGTATATTTAGGTATAATTAAAAACAATAAAGGTTATGAAATATAATAATGTTGAACCCCCACAAAAACCAACACCCCCTCAAGCTAAAATTATAGAAAAACCTATAATTGAACCAACACCACTAGAAAGCAAATTTGAACAAGATGTTTTTTGGAAGGAAGGTTCTGATATAGGGGATCAAGTAATTGTTCCTTTTAGATCTTTTGAGTTAAATAAAATTATGAGGGATCATATAGAAGGTGGTAAAATCCCCTTGGAGGTTATTGGGTTTAAATTTAAAGGAAATGAAGTTGAAATAATATGCAACAGAGGATAATGCATAGCCCATATAGCCCAGTAACATCGAGAGAACAATTAGAAAAAAAATTCTCTAAATTACGTAAACTAAACTACAACGCTTTTAGGTGGTGGAGAATGTATGATAATCCAAATAAACCTTTGTGTAACCGATCATTATTTCGTGATCGTATATTAAATGGTGATTTTGATTATTCACATTACAAATATCAAGCAGATTGGTGTGAACATGAAATGAATGATATTGCTGAAGAATGTGGGGAGGATATAGGAAAATATGTTGAAAAAACATCTTTATTACGTTCTCGTAGAAAACGTTTACTTGAAGATTTTGAAAAAGACGAAAATGGTAAACTAGAAATGTTAATAAAAGCATTTACTGTCCATTTTAGATGTAATGAAGAACAAGTTTATGAAGAAATTGAAAAATGTAGTGGAGAACTGATAGATCTTTATTATATTATAGAAGATAAGTATAGAATAGTCCATATTCCCTACCCTTTAAAGCGTAGAGGACGACCTAAAAAAGTTATATAAATGAAAATTTGGCACATTAGTGATACCCATGGATATCATGAATTACTACAAATACCAGAAGGTATTGATATGGTTATTCATAGTGGAGATTGTAGTAACCCAAGAGACCCTTATAACAATGAACCTGAAGTAAGAGGATTTATTGATTGGTTTAGCAGTTTAGACATAAAATATAAAGTATATGTTGCTGGTAACCATGATACTTCAATTGAAAAGAAGTTAGTAACTAAAGTAGATTTTAATGATCACGGTATTGTATATTTAGAAAACGAAACTTATGAAATAGAAGGTATTAAGATCTTTGGATCCCCACATACTCCTCAATTTGGTCAGTGGGCTTTTATGAAAGCTAGAAATAAGTTAGATAGAATTTGGGGAAGAGCAATCCCAGATGATGCTAATATTGTTATTTGTCATGGTCCACCACGAGGGGTGTTAGATTTATCTTATGATAGATATAATGTTTTAGAATTTTGTGGTGATAAGTCACTAATGAACCGGATAAAAGAAGTAGAACCTATATTGGTATTATTTGGTCATATCCACAACAACAAAGAAATAGTAAATACAGGTACTAGAAAGGTATATGGTTTAGATACTATATTCTCAAACGGTTCTGTGGTTACTGATGGAAAATTTGGTAAATTAACAAGTCAAGGAAATATATTTAAAATATGAAAGTATCACATGAAGTACCTAGATGTTTACTAAAGGCATCACAAGTTTTTAATGATTATGATTATTGTTTACCTCATCTATTAGATATAGACGAGGATTACAAAAATTTCTTCTATAAACAAAAAGCTGAAGGACGTTATGTTATAATGGATAATTCACTTCATGAATTAGGAGAAGCATATGATTATGATAGGTTAAAATATTGGGTTAACGAATTAGAACCTGATGAATTTATGGTACCTGATGTTTGGATGGATTGTCATAAAACCGCAGCACAAGCCAAATATTGGTTACAATTTGAATTCCCCGAAAAAACTAAGAAGATAGCAGTAATCCAAGGTAAGGACAAAAACGACGCCTATTTATGTGCTGGGTTATTAAGAGAATTAGGTTACGATAAATTATGTGTATCTTACGGTGCTACTTGGTATAATGATTTCTTCCCACATAATAATGGAGATATGGGGAAAGCATTAGGTAGAGTACGATTTGTACAAGGCTTATTAAAATTAGACCATTTAAAAGATGTTAAATTTCATTTACTAGGTTGCTCAATACCACAAGAATTTGGGTGGTATGATAATGGGTTCCCATCAAGAATAGAATCAATTGATACTTCAAACCCAGTAATGGCAGCCTTAGATGGAACCAGATATAATAGCAATGGTATGAATTACAAACCAAATGCTAATATGAATGATTTTTTTGATATTAAATATGAAGATATAAATTACTTCGATGTACTTTATAATACAACTAAATTTAGAGAAATCAATAATTTAAAAACCAAACAGTTATGATGTCACTTTTCGATTATCAAGGTCACGCAGATAAAGACGGAACAGGATTAAGATTAAATGCTTACGCACAATTAAAAAAACAACCCTTTAAACAAAGATACGTTGAAAATTCTGTTTATAAAGGAAATGTATTTTTATATACTAAAGACTTTTTAGATGAATTTTTTGAAATCCAAGAAATTTTTAATAATGAATTTGTAGTAGAATAATATGGCAAATATTTGTAGAACAGAAATTAAAATGCAAGCTTCAAAAGAAGCAATCCAAGACTTTGTAAACCGATGGGAAAATTGTGTAGACGGAAGATACCCAAATACTGAAAACGACAAACCACACATCGCAGATGAATTTGGAGCAGATGCAGAATTGTTTATTGATAAAGTTGGCTCTAAATGGGTAAGCTTTTACGAGGGGTATGATTATGGTATATCTGAACACGATGATACAGAAGGTAGCAGCGAGGTAGTTTTTGAATTAGAATCAGCTTCTTACCCACCATCAGATATGATTTTGGAGATATATAGACAATTAGCTGAATTTGATAAAGATGAAGATAAAGAAGTTAGGGTGTTTGGTTCATATTGGGATGAGGCTTATAATCCAATAGGTGTTTTTGAAGTTTATTATGGACAAATAATTGAGGAAGAACATTATGACCTAGATAAAGAGGAATGGGAAGAAATGGTTGAGGAAGAAGATGAAGACTATGATAGAAACTTTTGGGAAGAGGTAGTAGGCCCTACATTTACCCTACTTCAAGAGAGATTAGATAAAGTAATGAAAGAAATATAATGGAAATAGAAAGTAGACCTTGGGGTATGTATGAAGTATTATTAGATGCTCCTGAATGTAAGGTAAAAAGAATAACAGTAGCACCTGGTCAAAGGTTATCATATCAATATCACCACAAAAGAAAAGAAATTTGGACTGTGGTTAAAGGTAATTTAACAATTATTTTAGATGGTGAAAAAGTATTTAGAGGACCTGGGCAATCAATAAAAATTGGTTTAGGAGATAAACATAGAGCTTGGAATGAAACAGGTGGAGTAGTACAATTTATAGAAGTACAAACAGGAACATATTTTGGTGAAGACGATATTGTCCGAATCGAAGATGATTATAAAAGAGAATAATATGGCATTAAAAAAACAATCAATTAGAAAAAATATGCATGTATTTGCAGATGGTGAACCTATATCTAAAGAAGATTTAATAAAGGTAAGTGAAAGCTGGTCTGAATCACAAGAATCTATGTTTAGAAAATGTCTAAAACAAGGGGTATACAAATTTAAAATTAAAGGAGTTTCATACCAAGTAAACCTAGATGAAAGAAATGATGTAGATTCAAAAGGTGATAAACCGGCACCCATAGTACAAATCCCAGGGGAAAGAACATTTTAAATATTAAATAAGCGTTAGCCTATACGTAAAATACCTGGCAAAAATTAAATAAATAAATTATGGCAAAACATTGCGTAGTATCCTTATCAGGAGGGATGGATTCCTCAACATTACTATTAAGAGCATTAAAAGAATATGATACGGTAACAGGTATTTCATTTGATTATGGTCAAAAACATCGAGTAGAATTAGAAAGAGCTCAACAGTTAGTAGATTATGTAAATGGTAATCCTGTGAGAGTATTTAACCCAGACCAAACTGGGGGTAGATTTGTAGAATTATATTCTGAAGTAAATTACCGTCAAATCAAATTAGATGGTTTATCAGATTTACTAGATTCAGCATTAGTTGAAGGTGGTGATGATGTTCCAGAGGGACATTACGAGAATGATAACATGAAAGAAACAGTTGTACCTAATAGAAATAAAATATTTGCTTCTATAACTCAAGCTGTAGCATTATCAGTAGCAAATAGAACAGGAGAAACTTGTGATATTGCTTTAGGAATACATGCTGGTGATCATGCTGTTTATCCTGATTGTAGACAAGAATTTAGAGATGCAGATGATAAAGCATTTCGTGAAGGAAATTGGGATGCTGACCAAGTAGGTTATTTTACACCTTACTTATTAGGTGATAAATTTACAATATTACAAGATGGAGAAAAATTGGTTGAGGAACTAGGCTTATCATTTGATGAAGTATATAAAAGAACTAATACTTCCTACAAACCTTACCCAAGTGGTAACAGCGATTACAAATCAGCATCATCAGTTGAACGTATTGAGGCATTTATTAAACTTGGTCGTAAAGATCCTGTAGTCTATGAAGATGAAACAGGGGTTGTAAGTTATGAAGTAGCGAAAGCTCATGTTGAAAAAGTACTTGCTGAATACGTATAGTAATATATAAATTAATTAATTAAAGTAATGACAACAAATCAACAATCAAACAACGGACAAACCCAAGTCAACCAAGTTCGGGGTTCGTTTAACAACAA